ACCGGTTGCCCGCAACACCCGCCGCATCCTTCGCGTTCTGCTGAGCCACCACCGCCTGGGTCTCGGCGTACTTGTCCTGCACCTCCTGAAGCTTCAAGTCGGCGTAGGTGGACGAGTCCGTCGCGTACAAGCCCGAGTTCAACTTCGCCTGCGTCGCCTTCGTGGCCTGCTTGGCGAGACCGACAGTGTCGCCGGGGTGAAGCCCCGCCTGCGCCAAGGTGTTCGCACGCGCGAGTTCGTCTTCCTTGATCGCCTGCAACTGATCGGCCTTCTGGATCTGCAGGTTCGCCCACTCCTCGGAATCCTGGGCGATGGAACCGTTCGCCAGAGTGTCAACCGTGTTGTTGTACGCCTGACGCAACTTGCCCGTGGAGTCCCCGGGGGCAATCTTCGCCATCGCGTTGGCCTGCCGACGCTGGTTCTCTAGGCCCACCGCCGCGTACTTCTCCTGCTCCGCACGCAGGTCGGTCTGGGCGTACGCCGCGCTGTCGGGCGCCAACGAATCGCGCTCGATAATCGAGTTGTTGTAGGTCTGCCACGCCAGGTCAACCGGGTCGCCCGGCGTCAACTGGTTCAGCGAGTTCGCCGCCGCGATAGCGATCTTCTCCTGGGCGGCCGAATACGTGTTCTCAGACTTAGCCGCCATGCGGTCCCGCTCGCGCTGACTGTGCTCCGGTGTCGGCGGAATGTACGTCCCGGTGTTGTAGTCGTAGCCGCCCTGGCCGTCGGTGTCCTCCTTGGACTTCTGGTCGATGGCGTCCGCCTCGATCTTCAGGCGCCCGAGAGTGTCGCTGGGGAGCAGGACCGACTGCTGGTAGTTCGACAGGCTGTCAATCTGAGCAAGCCGACGAGAAAGAGCGGCGCGCTTGCCCTTCAGGATCTCGGTGTCGACCTGGTCAAGCCAGCGCTGCTCATCCTCGTCGAGCGGCTGACCCGTGGCGCTCGCCAACGCCACAGCCTTCGCGCGCATGGACTCCAGTTCGCTGAGGTACGAATCGGCCCCGAGGGTGGCGGATCCCGTCTTGTCCTCAACAACACCACCCTTGGCCTGGGCCAGCGACGGAGCAAGGCTCAGGTAGGCGCCCAGGTTCTTGCGCTGCAGATTGCCGCCATACGCGTCAATGACCATCTGCACCTGGCTGTTCATCATGCCCTCGAACAGGGCAACCTGACCGTCCTTGACCAGTTCCGCCCAGCGAGTCTCGCCTATCGCCTTGCGCAGCGCGGCCAGAGCGCGCTCCTTGATCTGGGTGGCCTCGTTGGTGGTGATGATCCCGTCCGCGCCGAAGTCTTCCAGCGCAGAAGCGGTCGCGTCAGTCAGCGCCGTCCTGACTGCCGTCTCGTCCTGGGTGGAGAGCTTGAAGTCGTTGGCCTGGTCGTCGTACTTGTACTTGCCCCCATAAGTGGACGTTCCAGTGTTATGCGCGTTGTCGGCCTCGGCCTGGAAGACTGCTTGCGAGTTCCTTATCGTCTTGATTCCGGCGTCGCCCACCTGAGCGGCGATTGTGGCGTAGTCACTGCGCGTGACGCCCGCAACCGCATCCTGCGTGCCGGAGGCAATCTGCGAGAAACTGAACATGGCACGGTTGAGGAGGTCGAGACGCTGGGCGGCGTCGTACCCGCGGTTCTTCAATTCGTCCAGCGTCGAATTGATTGCATCGACCGTGAAGTCCGTGAAGACATTCTTCTGGTCAGCGGCGATCTTGTCGGCCTTGTACTGGTCCTGCTCGGCTGCACGCTTGTTCGCCGCATCAGCCACGGCCTTGAGATCCGCCTGCTCGCCGCCCGTCAGCAAGGACGTCAGGAGCGCGGGAATCAAGCCCCACACATCACCAGCGGCGAGTCCCCCCAGGCCCTTGTCCTGCAGGTCCGTGACCTGGTTCTGAGCGTAGGCAGCCGCTTCCTTCAGCGCCTCCGTGTTGTCGGCCATCGCGACGCGGAGTTTCGCATCGTCGACCGCCTTCCGGGCTGCATTGTCGATCTCGAACGCCTTCGAGACCGTCAGGACAACGCCCAGCGCCACCATGCCGGCGCCGAGGAGCCCCGCGCCCGTGAGCCCAGTAGCGGCCTCGGCGCCGACCACCGCGCCTCTGGCCCCCGTCGGAATGGCCTTGACGCCCAGGGCGCCCGACCGCGACATCGACAGCATGGTGCGATCGGCGTCCGACAGCCGCAGCGGAACCTTCAAGAAGTCGGGCATCGCCGCCCACACTGCGCCCCGGGCCTCAGCCGGGGACGCCTTGGTGACGAAGGTGCCGTTCTCCATGAGAGGACCAACGGCGCCAGCGCGGCCCGCGCGACCGATCGGCAACTGGCTGGCAATCGCCATACCGGCAATCCCGAGAGTCCCGTTGGCGAGGCGCCCCTGCGCGCCGACAGCAGTACGCGCCGCGACCCCGGCCGTTCCCGCCCTTGCAACGGCCCCAACACCAGTGCCCATGCCGAACTTCGCCATCAGCAAAGAGGCTGCGTAAAGTTCGACAATCGCAAGAGCCACGGCACGCAGCGGGCGCGGAAGCGAGTTGAACAACTTCACGACGTCAGTGCCGATCTCAACGACCTGCTGCAGGCCAACTATCAGCCCGGCGATCCAGTCCAACATGCCGGACTCGACGATCTGCAGACCCAGGTTGACGAAGGCGGCACCGAGCATCTTCAGGCGGTTGCCGATCGAGGTCATCGCCTCGTCGAACTGCTCCTTACCGAATCCCCGCTGCTCCGGCGCCACCGCGCGGCCAGCAAGGTCGGAAATCTTGCCGTACTGCTGGGTGAGAATCGTTGCGACCTGCTGCGAGCCACCCTTGCCGAACATGGTGGTGAACTCGTTGAGCTGCTCGGTGGAAAGTTTCATCGAAGAGACGGCTGCGAATATCTGAGGCAGCGTCTTGCCGGTCATGTCGACGCCCGTGATCTCAGACGCCTTGGGGCCGATCTCGCCCACGCCCCGCGAAAGCACCTGGCGGAACTGCCCAGCCGTGGACTCAGGGTTCTGGCCGGTGGTGGTGGCGACCTGCGCGACGAGGGCAGTCAACTCCTGCGGGGTGAATCCCGCCGCCGTGCCCAACGTCGCGATGTTCGAGACCGCGCCGAGCAGTTCCGTCGGGGCCTGGCCGGTCTGCCGCGAGGTGTAGGAGACGATGTCCTCTAGCTGCGGCAAACGCTCGACGCCCCACTGGAGCGAGCGCAAGGCGCCCGCGAGTTGCGTCTGCGTCGTCAGAGGATCGCTCCCGGCCACACGCGCCATCCGGGTCGCCACGTTGGCCGACACGTCAATCGTGCGTTCCTGCGTGGCCTGATCTGCACTAGCCGCACCGTAGAGCCCCAGGGCCTTGGCCCCAAGGTTGACGCCCACCGATGGCGCGAAGCCGGCCCCCACCGAGACGTCCGACAGGCCGGACGCCATGCTGTCGTTCTGCTCACGGTTGCGACCCGTGACGATGTTCAAGGCCGTCAGTGCGGCCTCGTACTCCATCGTCTCCTTGATCGCACCCTCAAGGCCGCGCTGCAGCATGGTGAGAGCGCGGTAGGCCACGCCGTAGAAGAGGGCGATCCGGGCGGTCTGCCCGATCATCTCCCCAGTGCCCTTGGACGCCGGGCCGCTGAAGCCAGACATGAAGGAGTCCTTGAACCCCGCCACGCCGCCGCCGCCGCTACCGCTCGCGCCGTTACTGACCCCGCTGCCCAGAACGGGGCGCGCTGCGGGGCGCTGGTTCAGGCCAGCGTTGGCCTGCTGCTGCAGGGCGAACATCTCCTGCCACTGCGAAGCGTTCGCAGAGGCCATCTTCGGCGCGGTGACGCCGGGCAGCCCCATCGAGCGCAGGAAGTTCTGCCCCATCGGGGTGTCGTAGTACGGGTTCGTCTGAGGCGTCCTGGCGGGCGCGCCGAGTTGAGCAGGCGCGTACTTCAGGTCGTTCCTGGCGATCTGCGCCGCCTGGGCCGGGTCGTTCCACCACGAAGAACCAGCAGCAGAAGGGCGATCGTTGCCACCAAACCCCATGCCTCGAAGGAAGGCCTGGCCCATCTCGGTCTGGAAGTAGGTGTTGGGGCCGATGATCCGACCGCCGAAGCCGCCAGGGTTCTGGTCCACCCACGCGGGGACCTCGGCTGCGTGCGCCCCGCGATAGGGGGGCGTAACAGGCCCGCCGCCGTTGGTCGACCAGTCTCGACCCAGAAGCGAACCGCCTGGGCCGATGTAGTTCAGGGCAGCCTGGTCCCTGATCGCGTAGGCATCGAGCAACTGGGTGCGAGCACCCAGCATCCCCGTCGGCCCCCGCTCCATCCGCATGTTCTCGATCACCTGGGCCGCAGAGGCGGGGTAGACAGCACCCTCACGCGTGTAGCCCGACGATCCGGGAAGCAGGGCCGACGTCTCCATCCCGTTCTGGGCTACCGCCTTGGCCCCCCTCGCTGTCGCCTCGACTTCCCTCGCCGTGATGGCGGCAGCCAAGGCAGCGGCCCGGCGAGCCGTCGTCTCCTGACGTATGGCAGCGATCAGGTCGGGGTACGCGCGCTCAACCCCCAAGACCTCGTTACGGCCCGCCCCGAACTCCTTGACGACCGACCTCAGCGGCTGACCCTGGCCGCGAGCAATCGCTATCTCGGCCAGCCGCAGACTCGCCGCTGAACTGACCGCGTTGCTGTACGCCATCTCCGCGCGGATGTCGGATGCGTAGGTGGTGCGCGAAGGGGCAATCGGGGCCATGTACTGAGCCGCGACGCCGCTCTGCAGGGCGGTCTGGGTGACAGGAGTCTGCAGCCGGGTCGCGAGAATCTGCTGCGTCGGCTGAGACAACTGCTCGCTGAGACGACTCTTGGCCGTGGCCGAGAACGGCGCCGACTTGATCGTCTGGATGTCGCGCTGCAGGGTGGTCGGGGTGCGGTTGAGCTTCTCCTGCGCGGACTGGACGAGGCCGAAGGCTCGCGCCGACTTCAAGTACTGCTGCTCCTGACGCGCCGCCGAATGGGCGAGGCTGTCGAAGTAGTTCGTCCCCGACGACTCCTTGAGCATCGCCTGAACGGAATCGTGCGCGGCGCTGGAAATCCGCTGAATCTCGGCAAACTGCTTGGTGGCGTTGTTCCGAAGGCCAGAGTTCGCTGCGACGGCTGTCCCCAGACCACCCCCGGACATCAGTCCGGGAACGTTCAGGACGCCAGCCGCCGCAGCCATCTCCAGCTTGATGCCGGCGATGAGGGCGCGCGCGATTGCCGCGCCCTTGGTCCGCATCAACGACTCGTCGCCCCCCGTGGCGATCATTCGCCGAAGGGCTTCTTGCAACTCGCGCGGAAGGATGTCCAGGTCGGCCCCGAAGCGCTTGATCGCCTCAGACCCGGTGTATTCGACACCGACCATCATCTGGTCTTCGGACATCGCCACGAGCTACCACCCTTCCTGAAGGTCAGCCACGCATGGCCGTCATGTCCTCGTCCACGTAGTCGTCGTCGCTGTCAGGGATGTCGATCGACTCGCCGCCCTTGGACCGGCTGTCCATTCGGCGCTTGACCGTCTCGAACCACTCGGTCAACATCTCCTGGCTGTGCCAGTACTCCTCGGGCGGAATCTGATCCTCGGCCAGCTCAAACCAGCCGAGCGTGGTCATCGCAGCGGCGATGGCTTCCGTGAGGTCCCAGCCCGCGAGCGTGACGTCTCTTTCGGGGTAGAGGGCTTCGAGTCCGCCTCCACGTTTTGCTGCCCCGACGACCCGGAGGAAGCCGACGGAGCGTCCGAGTTTCCCGCTTCACGAGACGTCATCTCGCCATCCAGCGCGAGCAGCACGGACTTGATGACCTCATCGCCCAGGTCGTTCACGCTGGCCCTGTCAGAGCACACACGCTGGCCCACGACGAGCGTTGCGAGGTCGGGCTGGCCGTCATCATCAAAGGCCACCTCGCACTCGCGCAGGGAGTACCAAATCTCGGTCTGCCTGCGGTTCTCGTAGAAGGAGGTGCTCCCGAGCATCTCCCTCCAGGCCCGGCGATACTCCTTCTCCAACTCAGGGCGAGGCGTAGCGTCCAACTCCCGCTTAGCGATTCGCAGGGCCTTCGCGTGGATCTTCTCGACCTCGACGTTGTACTCGATCGCCACCGCCAGGATGAGTTCCTGCTCCTGCTCGGTGACCTTCCCGTCCTTGGAAAGTTGGCGCCGGTCAAGGATCTCCAGGCGCTCCTTCCACTTGGTGTCGGCGCGAAGTTCATCGTCGGCCTTCAGCAGGAGTTCGCCGTTCTTGCGCCGCAAGAGATCGGTGGAGACGTCGAGATCGGTCATCCCCCCGAGCAGGACCTCGATCTGCGCCTGCTCGTCCTCGTCGCGATCGAACGCGAGCATCCGGCGCGCGCGCGCGGAGCGGGCGTCCTTGATGGACTCGTCCTTCTCCAGCGCGTTGAGCTTGGCGACGTAGACGGGGATCTTCTCCCCGCCACTCTCCAGCACGACGACGTCGCCTCGTCGGAAGAGATCCTGGATGCGCTTCAGCGTCCCAGCCATCACAACTCCTCAGTCCAGTGATCGTGCCCAGTTCCATGTGCCCCGAGAGACACGAAAGGCCGGTCGAGGCCTCTTCGTGAGAGGCACTCGACCGGCCTTCGCCGGATCCTGCTGGGATCAGACGGTGAAGGTGAACTTGCTGTCGTCGCTGGCGAGCGACGGCCCCTTGCCGCTGGTCACGGTGACATCGACGATGCCCGCCGCGTGCGCTGGCACGACGGCCGTGATCTGGCGGTGGTTGTCCACGACGAACGACGTCGCCGGGACGGCGCCGAAGCTCACACCGGTCACCCCGACGTAGCCCGAGCCGGTGATGACGACGGTTGCGCCACCGGCAGCCACGTCCGTGGCCGGGTCGATCTCGACGATGAACGGGGCCGCGAGGTCCGAGAAGAGCGTCAGAACGCCCTGGTCGGACTCCCAGTCCATCGAGATGGTGATGTTCTGCTCCACCCGCGGCGAGTAGCCGGGGAGAGAGAACCGGGCGTCCGGGACGTGGAAGCGCTTGAGCGTCGCGCCGCCAGCCGAAGCATCCTTGATGATGATGTCGAGCTCAAGGATCTCGGCCAGGTCGGGACCGATGGCCTCCTTGAGGTTCTGCTTGCCTGTGATCGCGCGGAGCTTGCGGTACAGGTCGTCGACATCGCGGGGGAGGATCGAGATGCTGCCCGACACGGTCGGCACGTCGAAGTCGCGACTGACGGCGTTCGGGTTGCCGAACTCCATCTCGACCTCTTGCGTGACCTTCCAGTCCAGGGTGATGTCCTGGACGCCGGTCCACTTGTTCGCCGCCGACAGCGCCGGATTGGCGGCGTTGTAGCCACCGATGTAGACGTCGATGTCGCGACCCTTGACGGCAGCCGGCTTCAACGTGGCCGGGGTGTGGACCGTCTGGGCGTACGTGATCGGATCCGGCGAGTGGTACGTGACGTAGATGGTGTCCGTGATCGGGACAGCCGCCACGAGCGTGACCGTGACGATCGCCGCATCGAGCGTGACCACGCCCTCGGTCAGGGTGTAGTCCGCACCCTCCGTCAGCCGCTGGTTGGCGACCGTCACGCACAGCACGCGCCGGAGACCGTTGGCGTCGGTGTACGGGTAGGCGGGGTGCACCGTGGCGACAGCCTGGCCGGCGACTGCCGTACCGAGGTAGTCGTCGATGTAGACCGCCCCGGGGCAGTAGTAGATCGAGTCGCCCTTGAGGGTGAAGGTCTCGGTCGCGTTGTCCTTCAAGCCGAACTTGTACGACGCGCTCTCGATCGTCAGATACGGGATCGCAACCCCGTTGGCTGCGACGAAGGCGTTCGGACGCTTCTTGCCCGGCTTGAGGTTCTGCGCCACGTTGAGGCAGTGCGACGTCGCGAGGTCAATCCCGGTCGCCGCGATCTCGGCGTCCGTCATGCCGACGAAGACCTGCTCGGTGTCCGTGGACACGTCGAAACTCTCCAGCGTGAACGTCAGGTCGGGGGTGTCCCGAATCGTGGCGACGCTGGTGTAGTTGCCCAGCTCGTAGATTTTCTCGCTTGGGATGCTCAGTGCGCCGGGACCACCGGACTGCAGCCGCTCAATGAGCGCCACGCCGTTCCCGACAGTGATGAGCGATCCAGCCTTCACAGCCACTTTGTTACCTCCTGCGTACCGAGGCCCACGCAGGGGCCGACGATGATTCGCTTGAGGCACTCGACCGTCGAAGAGTGGATCTCGGCGATTCGTGCGGGCGCAGAAACGGCATCGCCCTTGCTGGCGCCACCTCAGCGGCGCGAGAATTGAGTCATGGATGCCGTCGTCAATCCGCACGCGCCGCTCGCTGACCTGGCGACGGTGAAGGCGTGGATCATGTGCGCCGGAAGCCATCTCGCAACCCCGGCCGAGGACTTCAAGGAGTACTGGTCGACGACCGGCCGTGGGATCCGCTCAGACGCGCTGCCGGACGGGCTCACGTCCGCAGAGATCACGCGCCTGACACACCACCGGATTGACCCCCGGACACTGTTGCGGGCACTGAACTCCAACCCGCTGAACAACGACTCCCCGGCCACTCTGAACGTCGTGCTCCCGCAGGCGTGCAAGATCGCCAAGGACAGCGACCTCGCGCTCAACGGCACCTTCGTCCGCTCGTGGGTGGACACCCTAGAGAAACTCGCCGCCCAAGCCAATGTCGCGCTGGAGATCGGCGGGGGTGAGCGACGAGAACTGAGCGCAGACCTGCTGGCGATGGTCACGCGCGCGCCCTTCGAGCCGGTGCTGAGCACTCGCGACCGGGGCCTCATCACGGCCTGGGGCGAGCAGGCGCGTCTAGCCGTGGCGTGCTCACGGATCGAACTGAGCGAGTTCGTCGGACTAGAGGATTTCCAGGATGCCTGCGTAGCTGCGTGGGACCTTCCTGCGATCTACCCCCATCACCTCGGCGTAGGCGGCACGCAACAGATTGATGGGTCGGTTCGTCCTCTTGAAGCGCTGGAAGGCTCGGCTGTAGGCATCCTGCGGGTCGATCCCCTTCTGGATGAAGCCGGTGAGGGTTGCCCCGTCCCCGTCCTCCTCGACCTGTCCGTCCCACGTTGAGAACGGCTGGAACTTGTCGCCTGCACTGAATCCGTGGTGATGGAACTCGCCGCCCGCGAGGTAGTAGATCCCCGAGGATCCCATCGCCGTCCCGCCTGAGAGTTCCGACCCCCAGACACCGAATAGCCGCTGGCCGACGTGGATCGACGTACCCTCTTCGATCTGGCGCCAGTACTTCGCCTGCGACCTGTCCATGAACGCCGGGTTACCGACCCGCCACCCCGAGGCGTGCATGACACGGTTCCGCTCATCCAGAGTGGCAGCCTCTAGGCGGTGAGTCGAAACCTCGGGTCGCCTGACAGTCTCCTTGTACGCTTCCACCACCATGAGCTGAAATGTCTCGGCGGCACTTGCGTAGTTCTTCTGCATCAACTTGAGGATGTCATCCCAGGCGTGTTGATGGGTCGCCCCTGGGCTGTTCACCGCCTCCCAGAATCCGTTGCCCCCTTGGGGGACGTTGACTGTCACAACCAGTCCTGTATCCGCGATCGGGATGCGGTAGTACAGCCGGCCGAGGGCCATCAGTCGGCCTGGAGGTTGCGGACCTGATTGTTGATTTCCGCGAGCAGGCCGATGACCTCGTCGTTGACCCACGTACCCTGCGACACGCCGCGCACGACGTCAATCAGGAAGTCGCTGAAGGAGCCGGCCGCGACCAGCACCTTGATGCGGAAGGCGTGCTGCTGCTCAACGGTGAGGTCGGCGTAGAACTCCCGCTCGGCATGACCGAGAATCGTGCCGACCAGGCGCTTTCGCTGCTCCCCGATGATGGCAACGACAGGGTCGGCCATCAGCTTTCCTCGCCGGGGAAGTCCATCACGCACACCCCGGATACTGAGAACCAGTTGCGACTCGCGGTGGAAGGCTGGTTGCGCATTACCTCTGCGAACTCCCCGAGGTAGCCGGAAAGCTCAAGCCCGGTCCCCGGATCCACGGGACGCAAATAGCGGGTGCCGCCGAGCAGGCCCGTGAATCGGCCCTTCAGGTCGCTGGAGATGACCTCGCCGATGGACTCGTCAACCCCGATGACGTCGCAGAAGAAGACGTATTCAATCCGCAGCATCCCGCCGCCGAGCTCAATGGCATCGTGGTCGCCCTCCCGGCCGAAGGAGATGAACGCGACATTCCCGACGATCGACTGCAGGTTGGACGGGTCCGGCGCTCGGCGCTCAACGGTCACGGCGGTGGTGCCGAAGTTCGGGGTCGCCCCCGTCCAGCCGTACGCGTCGAGGAACCCCTGGACCATGTCCGCGACGGAGTTGTAGATGTAGCGCGAGTCGAACCGAACGCTCACTTGGTGTCCTCAGTCGAGCACTCGATGGTCCACACGCCGACACTGTCCAAAGAGACCTGCTGGGTGATCTTGCGGTAGTTGAACCGCACCGGAGTGCCTTCGTGGGTCGGCCAGAGGTTGAGGTAGGTGAAGCCCTCGATGGTGAAGTACTCCTCGTCCAGGAGCGTGACGTGGACGACCTGGGGGTACATCCGGCCGAAGTTCTGCTCGACCAGGAGGTTGTTGACCCATTCCACCGCGCACAGTGGCCGCAGCGTGACGAGCACGGGAGTAGCCACTGCGGCGTCAGGATCCCAGGCGACACCGTTGTAGTCGACCGTGGCGCCGGATGCGATCACCGGGACGGTCACGAACTGCGGGCGCCGGGCGGCGTCGTCGGGCTGGGCCATCCGCATGGGGAGCCGGATGCCCTCGCGGAACGCTGCGGCGTCGAAGCCGGGGATCGCGAGGGCCATCAGAGGACCCAGCGGGGGAGCGCGTTCTCGTAGGGGAAGAACCCGCCGTAGAAGTTGTGGTCGTACATGCGGGTGACGTACGCGTCGAGCACGAACACCGAGGTGCCATTGCCCCGCCGCGCGTTGTCGAGGATCTGGTTCTTGCGGGCGGTCAGCGCCTTGAGCAACTCGGTCATGGCGGCGGCGCTCTGCTTGATCGCGTACTCCACCGGGCCGGCCTTGTAAGAACTCTCTGTCGACAGCGTCAGGATCCGCTGGCGAATCAGGCGCATCCCCGCGTAGATGACGACGAGCGCCGCGCCGGCCGTGCTCAAGTCGGGGGTGATCTCCCCGGCGTCCACGTCGAGGGCCATCGTGTGGAAGAAGCCGTCGAGTTGGGCCTCGCCGAACGCATCCCCGAGGGATGCCGCGATGTGCGCGTCGGTGGTGCTCGGGAAAGCCGTCACGAAGGTGCCGGGAACCGCGACCTCCCGCTTGTACGCCTCCACCAGGTCAACCAGTTCCGTCATACCCCTATCCCTCGACATGCCAGGACCCCCTGCACGGCGAAATCACGTCAGGGGGTCCTGGAGTACATGCGGGTCGGATCAGTCGAGCACAGCGTCCCTCGGCGCACCGCCCGGACGGTAGTTCTCGATGATGTAGTCCGTGAGGAAAGTCAACTGCGCCGACGAAACCAGTTCGGAATTGGACTCGGCCAGCGCGAGCATCCGGCGCACGTTGCGCTCGGTGAACTTCTTGACTTTCGCGTGGAACGCGTTGCCGCTGGAAGTGAACGTCACCAGCAGGTCCTTGTCCGACAGGGCCTGCTCCTTGTTGTAGTCGGGCATCTGCTCCACGACCTCAGCGGTCGGCACGTCGACCCGCTTGAAGGTCCCGTTCAAGAACGGGTCCGACTCGGGCTCGACGTGCATGGCGTGGTTCGCCTCCCGGTCCGGGGACGACACCTTGAAGCGGGTGCCCGACTTGCCCTTGATGCGCCGGGGCCGCTGCATCAGCGGGTTGCGCACATCCAGCACCATGATCCAGACCCCACCCGGAGTGGTGGTCTCCCATACCTCATGGGTGACGCGGATCGTACTCTCAGCCATAGCCCCTCCAAGGACGTCGTTGGCTCTCATTGAACTGCCCGGCCGTGCGTCGGCGCAGATTCTGCGATTGCTGCTAGCGCAGGTTTCTCACCCGGACGACGAAGCGGCCCCCCTCCCGAAGGAGAGGGGCCGCTCAGGTCGTGCTACGCGCTGACCTTGATGCGCCGCGCGTACTGCGGGCGGTAGATGCTCAGGCCGATGTCGCGCCGGCTGCGCACGTGGAAGTGCTCAGTCGCGTCCTCCGACCAGGCACGGACCTTGGCGCCGCCGTACGAGACGAAGCGCCCCAGGTCCCCACCGAGGATGAAGACCTCGTTGGCGGGGATGTAGGGCAGCCCCTCCTCGTCGGTCCAGTTGGTGAGGCGGACGATGTTCGCCCCACGGTAGACACCGAGACGACCCTGCTTCCGGATCTCCTCCTTCGCCTCGTTCGCGAAGTTGGTGAAGTCGGAAATCTGGTCGATCGCAGCAGCGCGGCCCACGATGGACAGCGGCGCCGAGAGCGTGCTGTTGCTCGGGGGAGCAACATCCGCGACCTCGGACAGGAGCGGGTTCAGAACCAACTCCGTGAGGCCAGTCCCTGCAGCGTCCTCGTAGTACGGCGACGTGGTCGGGATGGCCTCCTTCAGCACCGAGAAGATCCGACGGTTGATCTCGGCGGTCTCACGCATCTGCGCGAAGCCGACGAGCTTCTCGACGGTGGCCGCGTAGTCCGCCTGCCAGTTGTCCTCGAACTCGCTCACGTGCCAGCCCAGCGTCTCCCGGGGGAGTTCCCACTGCTCGGTACGGATCTGGGACTCGTCGATCTGGCCGTTGCGAGCGGTCCAGAAGACCTTCATCCCACGGGTCTCTTCGATGGTGATCTTCTCGAACTGGCCGACATTCATCGTCGGGAAGTAGGAGCCGATCACGTTCTCGTTCTTGAAGCCGAAGTCCAGGCGCTCCGTCAGCAGGGCTGCCTGCTCACGGTGCCACTCGGGCTTGCCCCAGTTGGCCTTGGCCTCGATGTTCAGCGCGGCCTTGGCTGCGTTGTAGTTCCGGGCCTCGGTAGCGGAGGCGAACTCCCGCTTCGGGGCGCCATTGATGAGCTGCGACAACACGCTCGTTCCCATGTCCGTCTCCTTCCTCAGCCGACCAGAACGGCTTCGACGTAGTCCGTGCCCACGAAAGTCACCCGAAGAACGGCGGCTCCAGCGGACTTCTTGATCCAGGCGGTGCCGGACCATTCCAGTTCGTCACCGATGGCCGTGACGCCAGCCATCGTGATGATGGTTCGCGCAGCAATCACGCGACCGTCGAACCGGGTCTGGGTCGGGGTGTTCTTCAGCCAGACCTTGTTCCCAGCACCCGAGTGGATGACGGCGGGCTTGCCGTTCAGCGCCTTGCCCTTGCTGAACGAGTCGACGTTCGGAGCACCGAAAGCCGAGATGTCCCAGCCCTCTTCCTGCTCCAGAAGGCCGGTGAACCCGGGCTGCAGAGCCGAGGTCGCGGCGGCGAGCTTGAGGAAGCCCGGCGCGTCCTTGTTGTAGGTGACCAGGTCGCCCTGGTAGAGGGTGCCCGTGAGCGGGACGCGCAGGCGACCCTCCCGAACACTCGGCTCCGACCGACGGAAACCGAAGTTCAAGCCGTAGTCCGACATCAGTTGCTCCCCTCTCCGAGGAAGTCCGTGTAGAAGGCGTTGCCGGTCGGCTTGTCGCCCACCGGGTCGCCCGCCATGTGGGTGCTGGCGGTCTCCCGGGACTCAGTGCCAACCGGCGCCGGGATCCCCTCGGACAGAGCAGCAAGCTCCGCGACATACGCCGCGAAGTCGTCTTCGGTCTTCCGCGCCCAGGCGTCAACGCGCGCCTCGGTGAAGAAGTCATCCTTGAGGTGGGCGGCGACCTCGCGAACCTTGGCGATGCGCGCGTCCTTGCAGGCGGCGATCTCCTTCTCGGCCACAACGGTTGCCTGGAACGAGGTGAGGTCCGTCTCGGCCTTCTCGCGAGCGACGACCGCGACGTCAAGCTGACCCTGAAGAACCGACTTCTCGGTCTCCAGTGCCGCCTTCTCTGCGGTCAGGCGCTCGATGTCCGCGACCTTGGACGCGGTCTCGCGCGCGACGCCATCCGCTACCAGCGCGTAGGCCTCGCCCTCGGTGAACGTGCGGTCCGCTGCGATCTCGCGGACGGTGGCGACAGGCGCCAACTCCGCAGTCTCTCGCGAAAGCACAAGCTCAGGTGCTGCCATGAGCCATTCCTCCTCGCTTGAAGTTCAGGCCCGGCTATGGATCGGCCCTCGCGAGAAGTACTCGACTTGGGTACTGGAGAACGTGAAACCTGCGCCCACAGGAATCACACGGTTCGGGCGCTCCACTGCAGGATTGAGGCGACCATCTGGCGCGCTTCGTCATCGGCCAGACCGGGCAGGTGAAGGTCCGCTGCTTCAACCTGGGCCTGGGCGTCTTGCTGCAGTCCCATGCTGGTGATGTTGGCGTCACGCCATCCCGGCGCCTGCGGGGGAACAATCACGGCCGCACCCTGAAAGACGGGGTCGACGAAGCGACGGTGCGAAGCGCGCTCCTTGACGTGCTCGCAGGCGACACCGCTGCGGGTCTGCGCGTCGACATAGGGCATGACCGCGCCGCAGCCGTTCGGGCCTACGCACGCGATCTCGTTGGAGACGCACTCCATCGAGAACCACGCTTGGCCGGCGTCGATGAAGTTCGCGAGCGCGCGGGCCTTCTCGCGGAACAGGAACGCCCACACGACGGCGCCGGTCTGGATGTGCGGCCCGATGCCTTCCGCTGCCCGCTCAGCGGAGACCAGGAGTGGGTCGACGAGAGTGCCAATGATCGCGGCGGGATCGTGGCCCCAGTTGAGTGGCCCGTGCGCGACGCTGGGCAAGCCGAACTCCAGGTCGCCCTGCGACCAGAAGGCGCCGTTGGAGTTCGCCGTCTCCGCCTCGACGAGACGACCACGGAACTTGAGCAGGAAGTCGTCAGCGTTGAACTTCGCGGTCTCGGCGACGATGGGCGTCGCGATGACGACCCGGTTGGTCTCGTGGTTCTCGACCATGAACGCTGACGCCGTCGGCTTCTCCGGCAAGACGACAACTCTCGGGACCTCGACTGCACGATGCGGAGGGCGAAGACGATCGCGGAGTTGAATCACTGACTCAGTCACGATCCTGCGCCTCCAACAGACGGTGCGCCCGATGCGGTGCGCTTCTTGACCTGGCTCTGAGCTGACTTCTTCGGGGAGCCGCCACCCACTGGACGGCCCCCCTGGGCACCCGTCACTGCGCTAGGTGCTCCTCCTTGTCCATCGCCAACCTTCGCCGGATCGCCGCCGGCGCCTGCTGTAAACGGCACGGTGGTCTTGAAGTCGTCGTCATAGAGATCCGCCTCGCGCACGATCCGCTGGTGCTCCACGGCCTGGTCGAATCCGAAGGACTCCAAGAACGACTCCCGGCTCAGGTCACGCGACTGACGCGCCGCCATGATCGCGGCGATGATCTGGGCATCGTTGTCGAGCTGCACGTTGCGAGGCGTGAACGCGAGGGAGGGCTTTTCCTCGGGCTTGAACTTCTTGAGGACCTCCGCGTTGTACGGGTGGTCCCAAATCTGGTCCCGGATCTCCTTCTCCACCATGCGGCGAAGCATGTGGCGCTGGCTCTCCAGGGTGCGCGCCATCATCCGCGTGGTGATCCCGGCGTTCTGGTCGCCGCGGGCACCGGAGTTGATCGAGGGGGCGCCGAACAGCCGCGCCAGGATCCGGGAATCGAGGGTGTTGTACTTGTCCGCGATCAAGGTTGTGTCGAGTTTCGGCGAGATGATCTCGATGGTGAGGCGGTGGTCCGAGACGATGACGGGCAACTTCGCCAGGACGTTGAAGCCCTCCTTGAGGTTGTCCACCTCCGACTGCGCTGCTGGTTGGTCGACACTGCCCTTCTTGACCAGAAGCAGGTAGTTCGCGGCGCCGACCAGCATCACCCGGTCGCTCTCCAGGAGTTGCTGCTTGAGATCGAGCAGCCGGAAGACGGCCTTCATCCGCAGGTCGGCGAAGGGCTGGTACGCCGCCTTGGTGCGGGTGTGCCGCCACACTCTGTCTGGGTTGAACTCGATGAGCCGGCGCGGGTCAATCCCCAACTTGCCGAGCCAGACCTCCTCCTCGCGCGTGGGCGTGTAGACGCCCTTGAACAGCCCAGCCATGACCGCGTCGAAGTTCATGAGCGGCTGCTCTTCCATGCCCGACCAGGCCGCGATCATCTCCTCGGTGGCGTGCCACGCGAGGCGCTCGTCGCCGAAGATCGCCATCCCGACCGGGACCACGCAGGTGGGGTCCAGCGTGATGATCTTCGTGGGCGCGAAGAGCTTGAACTTGGCCCGGCCGGGGTAGGTGCGCGCGGAGCCGTTCTTGTTCGTGGCATCAGCCGTTTTGCGGGTAGTGGACGTGTACGTCTTCCAGCCCCACCAGGTTGCGGTGACCGTCTGGCTGTAGGTGAAGTTCTCGCGGTACGCGGTGCGCAGGTACCCGTCGAGGTCGATCTTCCCGGCGATCTGGTTCATGATGTCGGCGGCAGCCTCGTTCGAGGACTCCCAGCTCGTGCCCTGCAGGATCAGACCTTCGGTGACGTCCGCCGCTGCCGAGACGACGTCGTCGTCCTGGATGGCTGTGTGCGCCATCCGCATCTGCTCGTACGGCCCCTCGGGCGCCGTGAACTTCGTCCGGTCGAACATGCCGGAGCGGCCCTTGGTGGCGCGCTGCTCGCGCGTCCACTGCTGCAGGTAACTGGCCGTCTCGCGGATCGTAGGAAGCAGAACCGCATCCGGCAGGCCCGACTGGTTCTCCCAGGCCGCACCGACCCATCCCGTGTCAAGGCTCGCCATCAGACCTGTCCTCCGCTCAACTGGATCTCCTGGCGAGTCACTTCAAGGAGCCGACTCGCGGTCTTCCACTGACGCTCGATCTCGGCCAGGTAGATCAGGACCTGCTGGGTGCGCAGGCGCACGTACTGCCGGTCAGTGCCCTCGGCCCGGTTGAGCAGGACGGTGAGTTCGCTCAGGCGCGCGGAGTACGCGCTGCACTCCCGCAGGATCTGGTCGCAGGCCTTCATGTGGAACCCGCGCATCGCGGCGGCGATGTCGTCGAGTTCCGCCTGGACCTCCTGGCGGCTGCCGAGCCCGTTGCGCAGCCCGGCTGGCCCCGGGTTCACCACGCGCGAGGGGCAGATGTGCTGGAACCCCATGACGTAGACCGCGCCGCACGAGGGGCACGAAGTCTGGGCGGCGGGGACGCCGGGCTCCGGCGATCGGAATCGGTTCCCTGCTGACACGGTGGTTACGGGCATGTTCTGGTCAATCGAACCGGAACGAGTGCAATCGAACTAGAAGAATCGGTCCAGCACTGGACCTGCTCGGCCGGGTTTTGCCAGCAAGGCCTCGATCGCCATCAATTCCTTCGCCAGCACGTACATGCGCGCGGCGTCGAGGGTGTGGCACTCGCTGCCGGAGTACTTGCGGATCGCCCCGTCGAACGACTTGGACACCTTGATGTGGCTGACCGTCTGCCCCTGCCACTCCGAGAGGAGTTCCAGGTCGTAGGGCAGCCGCAACGCCTTGGTGTCGACCTTCTTGCGCAGCAGGTCGGTGGCGTGGTCCTTCACCCACTTGAGGATCACCAGGTCCTCGGGCTTCTCCTTGCCCACGGGTTCCCGGTCGTCGAACTCCACGGGGCGCTTCTCGGCGAAGTTGTAGCCGACCACCCGTGCAGAAATCTTGCGGTTGTCCTTGAGGATCTGCACGAGCGGCAGGCCGTTCCCGGTGCGGTCCATGCCGAAGCGCTTGAGGCGCTTGCCGAAGAAGTCGAAGAGGTGCTCGATGACGCGGACCTGGCAGCCGGCCGTGACGCGCTCCAGGTGAACGCGCACGAGGAGCCGGTCGATGCTGGTCTTGCGCTCGGTGCCGAAGATGAGGATCTCGCTCGGGTCGTTCGTGAAGCCGACGTCCATGCCTCCCCAGAAGGAGGAGTAGGCATCGTCGAGGTGCTTGAAGTCGATCTGCATGAGGTCCTCAACGGTCCCGACCCGTTCGATCAACTCCTGCGAGATCCGCAGATTCGTGTAGTCCTCGTTGAAGGCGATGTCGGCCGGCGAGGCGGACATCGCCACGCAGGCCATCAGCCGGGCGGTGACGAACAGGGCGTTGCCGAGGTCGGACGGCTCGCCGAAGATGTTGCGGACGTAGTCCGGGTGCTCCTCGGTGCCGCCGTAGATAGCGAGCTTGTTGCGACGCTCGGTGTCGTTCCAGTCCGGCCGGTGCATGGCCTGGTAGCGGTGCACGTAGAACGGCAGGTCGCTGCCCTCGCCGTGCGTGAGCTTGTAGTGCATGTCCCTGGTGCCGTTGGAGACGCCGTGGATCCGCCACCGCGCGTTCGGCGCGTTGACCTTGATCGTCTCGATGATCTCCATGTACGCGGGCTCGGGAATGTCCTGCCCCTCGTCCATCTCGATCTGAATCGGGTGCGGCCCCTTGAGCCCCTTGCCGTCGATCCCGGCCAGACGCGTGATGACTTTTGCGTCATTGATGAACTTGAGTTGGAACTGGGGCGCGTAGGTAATCCCATTCTTGCGACCGACAGGCAGCATCTCGCGGTAGATCCGAGAACGGTTGAGATTCTTCTCGATGGCATCCGTGATGAGTTTCATGTGCTTCGCCTGCGGGGTGGCGATAAGCATGTCCTGGGCCGGATTGTTGAAGGGGAAAGTCAGCGCGCACATGACGAGGCTTTCGCTCTTTCCGAGCCCGCGCCCGAGCAAGTCAATCTGGAATGTCTCTAGGCACTGCATGAAGGGCCACTGGAAGTCCCAGAGCCTGTAGCAGCGGTCCGGCGTATACTCGTTGACCCACGCGAACTCGGCGAGGTCGACGCCCGTCGGGTCGGACAGGATGCACCACAGGAACGCCTCCTCCTCCGTGAGTTGCGCGACGGCGGTCAAGGCGTCACACGCTTTGCGCGGGTGGCAAAGGTCTGTCGCTTCCCGGCGCTCATCCCGTAGCCTGCGGCGGCGTTCGGTGTGGAGGGCGTGTAGGCGTACGTGTCGGCCTCGATCGTGGCGAAGGCCTGGATGGACCGGTGCGGGCTCAGCAGGCCGTCGATCGCCTCGTGGATCGCCAGGACGCGGTACTCGTGGAAGTACGCCGGGTTGACGTGCACGACCCTGGCAATGACCTCGATCTTGGCCTTGGTCAACGGCTCCGTGCCGTGCATCATCCGGAACAGGTTCCCGGGGTTGATCCCCGCCAACTTCGCGATCGTTGAACACGTCTGCTTCGACGCCCCGCGCAGCGCCTCAGCAAAGGGGAGCGTGGAGCGTCTCGGGTAGACCACGTTCACGACGTCGTCGATGGACCCGACCGTCAACGCCGGCCGACGACCACGGCGCTCGATTCCCATCTCCCGCTCGCGCTCTGCCGCAACCTCGCCCAGGATCTCGGCGAGAAGCCGGTAGAAGGTTGGAGGGATGTCGCGGAAGTGGGAGGCCCACTCCTCTTCAGTGAGGGTCACTAGATCGTGCCAACCCAGTACTTCTGACCGTTCGCGCGGAACTCCGCGTCAATCGAGTGGAACTTCGGGACCATCTTGTCCCGGACCCAGGCCACAATCTGCTCGTCGTTCTCGATTCCCGTCTTGCGCCGCTCGAACTCGTTGCTGCGGTCGAACGTCCCGACGATCGAGGAAAGTTCGTTCATCAGGGTGATTGCCTCGACGGCCTGATTGTTGCGGTTGATCCCGAACTCGCGAGCGCGCAGGCGGAGATTCGCAATGTAGTCCGCGACGCTGCCCTGCTGCTGATCGCGCGACGCGCGAGTCAGGCCCAGTTGCCGCTTGAGTTCCCCGATGATCTTTGCCTCGGCGAGTTTGTTCTGCCGAAACTGCTCTTCCGCCCGATAGGGGAGGAAGATCCCGTCGTACATCTTGCCGCTGGCGAGTTGGGACGTGTACCGAAAGTCGAGGAGCTCGTGCATAAGCAATGCGTCCAGGTCGGCGAGATCCGAGACGGCATCGAACTTGTTCTGATCGAGATACGCAGCCTTCTGGGTGTTGTAGAACAACTCCTCGGCCTTGCCCTGCACCTCGATCGCGGAGCCCGTCGGCTGGGTGACCTTCCGGAGCACGATGGCGACCAACTTCGGCGGCTTCGCTGCCGCCTTCTTCGTGGCCGTGGTCTTCGCTGCCGCCGCCCGCGCCCGTGATGCCTGCATGGGCGTGACCACGGGCTTCCCCTGGGCAGCGCGGAGTTCTCTCTCGATCGTCTCGGCGCTCTTGCGTCGCCCGCTGCCCGGTCCACCCATGATGCAATGGTCAATCGACCACCCCGCGTTGCCCGGAAGGCAAAGATTCCTGTGCTAGCAGGAATCGTCAGAACAAGGGTGGACGTGGGTAGGCAGCCCCCCTGAAGGGGGGCGCTTCCTCCAGCCAAACCGTCCAGCGCTCGGTCGCAGCAGCCATGAGGTCCCGAGACTCGTGCACCACCCGCAGCGCCTGGTCGGCCCAGGCGCGCATCTTGTCCTTGTCACGAGTCGCGAGGATCTGCTCGACAGTGAGATCCGGCAGGCCAGCGCCGGGGTTGAGCACCTTGCCGTACATCGACTCAACCAGGTTGGCGCCGTCCTCCACGGCCTGGATAGACCGCGCCCAGCGCTGCAGCACCGGCAGTGGATCAGGGCAACAGCAGACCAACTCCGGGTAGTAGGCCAACGCCCGCACGCGAGAGGTGACGATCGCCGGAACCGGATGATCCGCCACGGTGCTGTCCTGGTCGAGCTCGCGAAGGCTGCTACCCATCAAGCCCTCGACGAACAACCAGTCAGCCTCGCCCATCCCCAGGAACGTCTCGGGCGCTCCCCACAGGTTGTGCAGCCGGTGCATCGGCCCACCGTAAAGCGTGTGAGCCGATGCACCGGTGCGTCCTTGTGCGTCGGTCCGGTCCCTGCTGACCACGACCAGGTCCTGACCGGTGAGCAGCAGGCCGACGAAGGTGCTCCTGGCGTCGGCGAGCACGGGTGCCCGTTTCAACAGCGAGAACGGGGAATAGTTGGTGTTCAACCCCGGGTAGATGGCCCGCAGGTAGCGCGGCTGCTGCGAGTCCACCGTGATGCTGGTGGTGGCCCGGCAGGTCGTCTCACGGGCCTTGATCGCAGCACTCCGAGCCCTGACCTCAGCCACAGGGGCCTCCACGGCTCGCTTGTACTTCACTTTGTAGCGGCAAGGTGAGCATCAACCCACGAGAGCCCGCCGACGTCGAGGACGTGCTGCGCGCGCGTGACGGCCACGTAGGCGGTCATCGCGTCCTCGCTGGCAACGTCCTCACGAACGCCGAACTCATCGGTGCGGGGCTCGGAGAAGTCGTCGGCGATGAGCACCTTGGGCCACTCCCGCCCCTTCGCCTTGTGCACCGTGGACACCACGATCGCAGCCGACTGCTCGGGCACTGCGGCGTCGACCGCGCGGATGATCGACCCGGCACCGTACGTGTCGACGAGGTTCACCAGGGTCTTGAGGTCCTGCCCGCCGAAGTCCTCCTCGACGTAGTCCTGGACCGAGGACCACGACGTGAACATGCACAGGTCCGGGTGCCAGGTCTTGCCGGAGTCCTTGAGCTGCTTCGCGGCGCCGGCGAGCCGCTTGACGTCCTGCCCGCCACCCACGATCGCCACCTTCTGGCCCCCGCGCTGCCCCGCCATGACGTGCTGGATGACCCCGGCATTGGTTCTGCACAGGACAGCGCTGGGAGCCTCCAGAGGGGCCACGCGCGACTTGATGCTGGGGGTGCCCCGAACCTCGATGTCGTCACCCATGATCGCCAGCCACTTGTTCGCCTCCGCCGCGATCGACGGGCCGAACCGGAACGACTGCGTCAAGTACAGCCGAGACGACGCGCCGAACGCATCAAGCGCGTCGACAGAGCCCCTCCAACCGTAGAGTTGCTGGCGGGAGTCGCCGACGGCGACCACCTGGACATCGCGCTGGCGGTTGATGACGTCGACCACCACGGGGTTGGAGTCCTGGCACTCGTCGACCAGCACGTAGTCCGTCTTGAGCACCGGCTCCGACAACTGCCAGAGCTTCACGTAGTGGTCATGGTCGAACTTCAGCGACCCCGTCTTGCTCAGCAGGTCCTTCCATGCCGCGCGAGCGAACGGCAGGACCGCCGCCTCAAGGTTGGCCTGCTCCTGGCCGGGGGTGACCCCCACCTGCTCAGGCACATGCTTGCCGAGGATCGCCCGGTCCGCCGAGTGCGCGAACATCGAGACCGTCTCGATCGCCAGCCGTGCCAGTTGGGCAGCCGCCAGTACCCGCTTCGGGCCGATCTGCAACGAAGACCGAATCCCCAGGATCTTCGCGATGTCGCCGCTAGTCTGCCGCGGAGTGTTCAGCCGCAGCCGGATCTTCGGGGTCACCGTCGAGCGATACGCCAACGAGTGAACCGTCGAGCACGCTGTGGTCGACGGGAACGCCCCCTCGGCCTCCACCGCGCCAGCCTTGTTGTAGACCAGGTACAGCCCGGACCGGGTCGTGGAGTTGGCGAGCACCTTGAGCGTCGAGGTCTTCCCCGTGCCGGCCAGCGCCTCCAGGACCATGCCCTCGCCTTGCGTGAAGGCCCCCAGCGCAGCGTCCTGCTCGTCAGTGAGCACGAAGGACGGGGGGGCCGCTGCAGGACGCACGGACGGCCGGTACGCGTTGGTGTAGGCGGACCCGCGAGCGACCGAAGACCTCACCACGTCCGTGCCCCCACGACGGTCAGCCCTCTCCGGGCGACCTTCAAGTTGGCAAGCTTCACCGGATCAGCGCACTGCCCCTCCACCTTCGCTACCGAGTACGCCACCATCCGCTCACGGTGGTTCTTCTCCCGGGTCTCCCCGTCCTCGCTGCAAGGAACCAGCGCTGCCGCGCCACACGCCGGGCAAGCCACCGTCCAGAAGATTTCCCGCCGAGCCTCGGTCATCGCGCTGGCCCGCTCAGCCCGGAAGTCATCCCAGCACGCCAGGTGCACCGAGCACCCGCTGGCGTGGATGACACGGTCGCCCCGCTCGATCCTCACCCCGCACTTGGCCCCGCAGCGGTCCTTGCGGATCGCGGAGACCGAACGAAGCCTGAACTGTGTACTCATGACGCTCCTGTCAGAGGGATTTTGCCTCGCGCACGCGTAGTACTTAACACTTAACACTATAAAGAGTACTTAACTATATAAAGCACATCTAACTAGGACATCTCGGTTCTTCTTCTTCCGTTCTTCCGTTCCCGTCAACTGCTTACCAGCCGCATCATTCTTGATGGTACGGAGGGCCTTCGTGCTCCGAGAAGGACGATAGTCAGGTTGTCAACCGTGAGTCCAGCGATGAGGTCATCTGACGAAACGTGTGGGCACAGGAATCGCAACGATGGACGATGAGGGCTCTTCTGCAGCAGCCTGTGACTGATGCGGGCGGCTTGTCTGCAGCGATCTAGGAGATGACCGTGGACCTGGCAGCAGCAAACGTGGTGGGCGCCCAAGCTCTGTACGAGAGCCACAGGGCGTTGATGGGGGTCCTCGATCTCCCCCCGTGGGAGAGGTTGCTCCCCATGCAGCAGCACAACCTCCTGGAGCAGTCCCTGATGATCGTGGCCGAGGTCGCCCCCGTGATCGCCCAGCAGGTTCGTGACGACGTCGCCCGGGATCAGCGGGGTCTCGCCCAGTGGCTCATCTCACTGGACGACGACGACCCCACCTCACCCGGCCGACTGGAGCGCCAGACCGTCGGCCTGAACGACATCATCAAGCGCGCACGGACCAGTCTTCAGTCCTAGTTCTCGATGGCCTTCAGCGTCACGATGGGGCCAGCGGCGAGGGTGACGGCGGCAGTGCTCGCCCGGACCCGAACCCACTTCGGCAAGGCGGCAGCCGAGACGTTGAGCATCACAGTGCTGCTCGCCACGGCGGTGAGGGCTCCGCCGATCGCGTACCAGTTGCCGTTGTCCTCGCTGCCCTCGATCTGGAGGATTGGGGCGGTGGCTACTGTCCCGATGGTCACCGTCAGGTTGAAGGTGTCGGCGCGCTCCACGAACCATGAGGGCGTCACCGAGTTGAGCGTGGTGAGCACGATCGAGCGGTCGACGAATGAGCGGAGGAGCGGCACCGAGACTGAGTGCTGCAACCGGTTCAACGACATCGTGAACGACGGCGTCGCGGTTCCGCCGATCGTTCGCACGTACCGGTACCGACTGCCCCAGACGGCGGGCAGGATCGGGGATACATACGTTCCGGTCCCGACGATCCGCGGGAAGTCGTAGATCCGCACCCAGTTCGTCCCGTTATCGGGGGACTCCTCGATGGACACGTCCATCGTCGGGTTCGTGCCACTGGCGGCGGTGACGATGACGGAGAACGAGTGCGCGTTGGTACCGACGTTCGCCACCGACCCGGGCGAGGTGGCTGCCGACGTCGCGGTTGTTCCGATCGCCGCCGACGCGATATCCGCGACCAGGAACCCGCCCCAGCCACCCGCGCTCCACATCGTCGAACTGAGTCCCGCCTGCTGGGACGCACTGATTATCGTCGAGCCCGTGATGGTAACCGGGACAGCGTTGTTGGCGTCGTTCGCGTTCCCACGCCCGCCGACGACCTCAACAACGTGCCTCGTATAGTCCATGACTCGCGCGAAGTGGACGCGCACGTCGGTGCGCCGGATGAGAACTCCACCAGTGGTGATCGAGCCGAAGTCCGCCCCGATTGACTCCAATTCAAGGGACGATGTGCTCACCCTCAGCACCTTGTAGGCACCTTCGTAGGCCAAGGCGGCAGGCTCTAGGCCATACAGGTGCATGAACTCGCCGGGTAGTGGCGTGGCCCACGTGCCGTTGCCGATGACTGTGAGGACGTTGCTTGTGCGAGAAATTGACTGCGCAACTACCCCAAAGACCCCCGGGGTTGTAGCGGCAAGGACGGACCCCTCAACACGAAACACGACTCCACCCGCGCTCGATACCGTCAGCGCTGTGCCATCAATGACAGTGAAGTGAGTCGAATCTATGACTGAGGCGACTGCTGTCATGGCGGTCAGGTTCGGGAAACTGGTCGCATCACGCACCCCGTAGACCTGCACCATGTCGCCCACCGCGAGCGTCGTGGCGACGTCTGTGGTCACGGTGGCAGTGGTAGTGCCGGTCTTGGCGATAGCGCTAATGCGTGCGACTGGCTTGGTCATGTTGCCCAGGTTGCGCGCCCGGATACGAAGTTTGTAGTCCTTGCCCTCGTCGGGAACAGCCTGCGAGTACTTGAGCGCCCCTGTGGTTGCCGCTACGCCATCTGCCGCGAATGACCGGTAGTAGATTTCCTCCATGCTGGCATAGAACTCGTGCGTAGCAGCAGAATTGAAAGCGTCGGTGTAAGGGGAAACATTCCCCTGAGTCGCGACGGTTGTTGAAACAGTCCCGGCGACTGAACGATACTTGCCACCGCTACGCCGGGCGGCGAACGATGCGGTAGTCGCCGTGACGCTCTCGAACAACAACCCTGCACCGTTCTTCGCAAGCCGAAACGGGTCGGCATGACGAACGTATCCACCGGTCGTGGAATATGACGCCCCGTCCGCCAGGGTAATCGGCAACGTGAAGTGGTTCTTGTCGACAACGGTGACAACCACTGGCCCAACGTTCAATCGGTGCTCTGCGCATCCGAAGACAACAACCCGGTCGCCGCCGTTGAAGGGGTGGCCCGTCATCGTCACCGTGCCGACGTTCGTGGCGATCGTGACGGTAGCGCCAGTGATCGCATGGTCAACTTCAGGAGTGAGCGTCTCGACAGTGCCAGCGTCGTCAGCACCGACCAGGCCGATAAATACTTCCTGACCGGTGGAGCGCTGACTCATCGAGATGCCAAACCCCAAGCGCATCGGGAACTGGAACGTCTCCTTCGAGGTCAGCACCACCTCGGAACTGTCCGTGAACGGATCCATCGAGATTCGGAGATACGACGACCCGAACGCATTGCCGCCCGCCGTGATGAGGTGGGCGGAATCCTGCGCCAGATCCCAGACGGCGGGATTGGGCTGAACCGCGCTGTCGAACCCGTCCCTGAACTTGCTGCGGGCGTTCCCGACAATCTCGCGGTTGTACTGGGGGTCTCCCGACTTCGTGTCGTAGAAGACGGCCAGCCGATCGGTGTCAGACATCATCGTGGTGCTGTAGTCGAGGGTCAGGACGTTGGTCGCGACCGTCCCGCCCTTGAGTGGGTCCGCGAACGAGTACACAACGATGTTGTCCGTGACGTTCGTGATTAGCAGCACGCGCTCTAGGTCGATCTGGTCGAACTCACTGAACGTCACCGTCTTCGCGCTCGCGCTGAACGTGTAGCGGGGGATGAGTTGCTTGGTCATGTCACTGTCTCCTAGAGCGCGATCATCAGGGCGATGGTGGATTGCTGATTCACTGCGATGAGGGCGGCGGCTCGTGCGTCCACTGCGGCAGTGAAGTTCATGGGGGTTCGCTCCCACGCCCACCCATTACTCACGAACAGGTACTCGGAGCTCAAGAAGGCCGCGTAG